CATGGAGATAACATCGCCATACTTAGACAATTCCTTTTCATGCCCTAGGTAACCCTCGCAAAGTGTGATAGTCAAAACTCTTTTGCCTTGCAAGTGAGCTTGCTTTACCTCGTCAGTGATTTGGTCTCTGATGATTGATTTTTCTGGCTTCTCTTGGATGGTGGTCATTCCTGATTCTCTGTACATAGTGGTGTTGTGTTTGAACTGGGAGAATCTTACCAGAACGGCACACTATAGCAACACTATTTTAAATGTTTTTTTATTAATTTTTATTATAAAAAAGCTTGACACACTCTTAGATTACAGTATGGGAAAAACCTGCGTAACTCACTATCGTTCAGTGAGTTACGGTTCGGGGCGGGGGCGTCGCCCGTAACTCGTTGATACTCAGTGAGTTACAACGTTTTTTATTTTATTGATTTATTTCTTGACATGGGGAGAACCCGCCCCCCACCACAGGGGACGGGCTATACACACAACACACACTTACAAAAAGAATTTGAAGATGCCAACCCAACGGCTTCGGACATTTTGAATCCCGGCGACTTGGAGAGTGCGGAACTTGCGCTCCCCTCCGTCATCTAGGTCACGGGTAGCAGCTACAAGGTAACGCTTATTCATAGCAGAGAAGGCGTCTGTCTCTACGCTCTCCACTAGGAAGTTCCTGATTCCATTCACCTTAACGGTGGAGGCTCCAGAGTTGGCATAGGTGACAATGCTATTCGTGACAAGCTCCTCCAGCTCTGCGGGAGACATCTTGTAGAAGTTGCGAAGCTTGCGCTTGTCAGATAGGTTATCCCAGAGGATAACGAAAGCGGAGATCAGACCAATGATGCCAATGATAGCAAAGGCTACTGGTGTGAGGTTAGAAGAGAGGATTTGCTGGATGGTGTCTAGTGTTGTTTGCATAACGGGATTTTAGTTGAATAGGTAGTTGAGGTCAATGCTTTTTTGAAAATCTTTTTCGAGATCTTCGGAGTGGTCGATCATCTCCAAGTTGCCAGCGATGACAAGCGTGAAGATGACCCCTGCGATGGTGAGGATGGTGTTCATATTACTTAGAGGAGTTGATGAGGAGTTTGGCGATCTTGTTGCTAACAGAAAGCATCTTGCGAGTTGGCTTCACTGGAATTCCCTTGAATTCAGAATTGAAACGGTAAGAGAGAAGCTTGCGAGCTTGGGATTTAAGTTCCTTCTGGTATTCTTGTTGCTGTGTCATGTGAGAAGTTTAGTTGAATTGTGGGTTGGGTGCAAGCACTAATCGCATCTTTTTTGATTTATTTTTCGATGCTGTGAAAACGGACGGTCTTCCAAACGTGCTTGTTCCCGGTCTTGCTGTCGTGACTCTTGTCGATGACCTTGCACACTGCGAACTCGTCACCAATACGGTCGATGCTTTTTAGGATATACATCCGAACATTCTGGTTGTTAGAAGTGTGGTAAGTGAACTGCTTGTTGGTGAGGCTAGTGATGTTGTCTTTTGTGATCATGCGAGGATTTTACTCCAAGGATCGACTAAACACAAGTTTTTTTTGTGTGTTTGTGCGTTTTTTTTGCCCCCCCGATTAAAATAAAAAACACTTGACACGATACCGCGCAAAGTCGCGGGGGGAGTCAATTTTCAATTTATAAACAGCCCCCTACCCATTAATTATAAACGTGGCTGGTAAAGATATAAGTAAAATGACAAAACCCCAAAAAATGTGTAACATAAAATATGACATATCGGAATATGGCGGTGAAAGTGGATGGAGGCGATCCTATTATGGGGACTAGGGTTGGAGTGGATTTCTCCACTAAAAATCAAGTAAAAAGACAATTGGCCGCGAATATCGACCCTAATGACCAATTACGTTTTAATGGTGATGTTGACTGTAAGATAAGCGTGGATTTTCTTGTGAGGAGTAGTGATCTGAGTTACGATGGATTGAATTTTATGTCCGATTTGTATAATGGGACTGGGGAGAACACAATGTTAGTGAGTGTTGGGGGTAATGCCTATAATGAATGTTATATAGATAATTTTAGTGTTACAGTGAAGCCATTTGAACCTGTGACCGCAAGTGTGACTTTTAGTAGTTACAATCCTAGTAGTGCTGCTTTAGCTGGGGCGATAGATAATAATACTGATACTCTTTTAGTTAGTAGTGATTTTATATATGGGCATACTTGTTCTTTAAGTAATGCGGGTAATGTGGTCGCGGCTAATCTTGTTAATAGCCTGACTTATAATAAAACATATTCAAGAACCCCCGTTTATGCGTTAGGTTCACAACGGGCGACTAACCAACTGATAGATGGAGTGGAAGTGGATGTAAATGTTGAGTCTACAGGTCTAAATTCTTTGATTGATTTTAGCGGTAGTAAATTAGGGGGCAGTTTTGGGGTATTGTTAAATGATATCCAGAATAGTGGGGTTCATTATGATTCTGCTGATTTTGATTTAACTGTTAGTGCTGGGGCGCATGTGATTGATGAAGGTTATTCTGTTGATGGTGGTGGGACTTTAGTCACAAGGGCTACAATAAAAGAAGTAATTCTGTAAAAAACAGTGTAATATAGTATACATATGGCCCGAAAAAAGGTTGCTAAGGAAAAAGAGGTTCCGTTTCAATTGTTAGCGGATTTTGAGAGATCAATTAAGTTCAATAAAAGAAAATTTAGATTTAGCCCCAAACAAAAACGTTTTTTAGAGTTAATATTAAGTGAAGATTCGAAAATAATCTTCGTGTCTGGCCCTGCGGGAAGCTCAAAGACTTACATGTCCTTATATGGCATGTTGAAACTTATGGAGGAGGATTTTAGCAAGGATATTTTGTATGTTCGAAGTATTGCTGAGAGTGCAGATAGGGGATTAGGCAGTTTACCCGGAGATATCACAGAGAAGTTTGACCCATTCCTTGGTCCTCTCTATGATAAAATGGAAGAAATCGTCGCTCCCGGCGATGCTACCTTCTTAAAACAGAAAGGAAAGATATCTGCAGTGCCAATAAACTTTCTACGAGGGGCTAGTTGGCAAAATAAGTTGGTTTTTGCTGATGAAGCTCAGAACTTCACCTTAAAAGAGTTAACTACTTTGATTACTCGTATAGGAGAAGACAGTAAAATAATCATAGGTGGTGACTTTTTCCAAAGTGATATCAACGGAAAGAGCGGTTTTAATCCAATGTTCAACAAATTCGATGATAATGAGTCAGAAGATATGGGAATTCATACATTCAGCTTCAATGAAAGCGATATTGTGCGTAGTAAAATACTAAAATTCATTATTAAGAAGTTGGAAAGCGGAAATTAGTGTAATTATTTATTAATTTTGATATAATTGTAAGATGAATCACATTTTTTGTTTTAATTGTGGAGTTAAGATTGAATATAATTTTGCTAAACCTAATTTTTGCTCTAAATGCGGGGCTAGTTTTGGTGGAGAGCAACAATCTAAAGCGGCTGTGGAGGAGGCTCCCCGCCAAAATAAGGCGTCAGTAGTTTCAGACGACGAAACTGACGCAGAATCTGTACCTCAGCTGCGTAAACTGGATGTGGAGATTGAAAAAGCTAAAACTTTTACTATTGGTTCGTTAGCTGGGCAAAATACACCGCCTGACTACAAGGGGAATGGATCTTATAATTTAGATGATTTCACTTCCAATCCTTAATGTCAGAAAAAAAGAAATATGAAGACTTCCAAGACCTCATAGATCGCGCAGTTAAGAAGCAGAAGTCGAGATGGCGTTTAGAAGCTATTAAGTGGTTTGACTTTGAGGATGTCGAACAGGTAGTAAAATCACACATTGCTCAGAAGTGGCACATGTGGGACCAGTCACGGCCATTGGAGCCGTGGCTTAGTCGTGTTATAACTAATAGGATGTGGAATCTTATAAGGAATCATTATGGTTCTTATATAAAACCTTGCTCCACATGCATTCATGCGAGGGATGAGTCGTGTGCTAAAACATTGAGTGGTAATCAAGATATTTCGTGCAAAGATTATGCCAAGTGGTCGAAGAAGAAGAAGTTTGGTTTGGAGTTAAAAACTGCGTCAAGTTTAGATG